CAGTTGATAACAATCCGTTACTGTCAATGCCTGTATTGCTAGGGTAAGTATCTGGATTGTAATTAACTTGTAATATAGTTGAATCTAGACTGTTAACAGCAATAGTTCCTATAACATAAGTTCCTGTGGTTTGTTGTAGGTATATTTGACTAGACCCTGCAACATATTGCCCTGGATATTGTGCAAATAAACTCATCCAATCTACAGGTGTTCCTGTAGATGCTGGAATATCTAAACTAGGTTCGTATGGCACAAAACCATCAGTACTGTCATACAATCTAGCTTGCCCATTATATACTTGAATAGTATAACCAGTAATCGTAGTTACTTCTGTAGCCAACAAGTCGCTAAAATTAGTGCTATTGCTGTTACCCTGTAGTGCAGGGTCAATGCCTAATCCGTCAATGTACCCGTTAGGATATGTGCCTTCTGAGCCGTATAAACTAGTAATAACTTTAGTAATAACTCCAAGATGTTTAACCTTAACTGGCGGACTGATCCATGCAGGTGCTTCTAATGTTAATGATGCTACGTCAATTGCAGAGTCCGTTCCTTGTGGAACTTGACGACTACTCCATGTTACATCAACTAAATTTAATACACTTAAACTAGTCCAGTCAATGTAGTTGTCTGTAGTTTGTAGTTCTAAACTTGGATTAAACAATACTAGAATTTGTTCAAGTATTTGTAACTTTTGATCCGTGCTTGATGCCCATATATCGCACTTCATTTTTAAATTATATGGAGTTGGCATTAGACGTTCTACGGTATAGTTTCGTCCTTGGTTAGTAGTATATTTTCCAGTAACGCTATTAACGTCTCTTTCTCGAAAATTAAGTTTACCTACATAAGTTTGATCTGATAATCGATTACGATCTAATTCTAAACCAGTTATATAGATAGCAATCTTAGGCACAGTTGCAATAGAATTTTCTGAATTCTGATTTAATATACTAGCAACTTGACGATCTTGATCACCGTAAATTACAGGAATTGGATGCAATGTACCGTCACCGTACTTGACTACAAAGTTACTGAAAACACGAATTGTTTGTGTAAGATATCGTCTTACTTGTCCGTCATAAAACCATTGCATTAGAAGTCCGCCTTAGGTTTAAGAGCAGTTGACAGGCTTTGTCGTTCTGCTTCTCTTGTGTTATATAGTGTTACAGTCCATTGTCCGCCAACTGGTATGGTTTGTTGTTCGTCATTGATTACAGGTAAAGTAATTTTTAAACAAGCCGATGTTGTATTTGCCGGACTTGTGTATGTATAGGTGCTATACAATGTAGTTGGATAATCACTTAATGCATACGCCATTGTTGTTATACCTTGTTTAAGAACAACATATGGTACTGCACTTCCGGTAGCAAATAAAATTCTAGTAAACACAGTAGTAGAACCAGATGTTAATGTTACAACATCACTAGCAACTTGTCCATTGTAAGTGTAATTGTTGTTATTAATGAATCCAGTTTTGAGTGTGCTACGTGAATCAGTTTGTGTCATGTCCATACGTACAGCATCCTCTACTTTAATCCAAGCACTAGACTTTTCATCAAATCGAAACAATCTGTTGGGCAAAAAGTCTGTACGTAAAAAGAAATCATCTACCCCGGGATTTTCAGGAAACTGAATTCCAAATCCAAATGCATAACCATTAACTGGATAGCCATCACCAATTAAATATCCAGTATAACCAGTACGCACTGGTACTCCGGCGTTTTCATTTGCAAGATAACTTATTTGACTAGCATCTAAATCTGATTCGTCTGCTGTTTTAACAATTGGTTTACCCGTATTAGGATCAACTGCTAGTGTATAAAATTGTCTAGTTTCATATCCGCTCATTGGAGCATCGGCTTCTGCCTGAGCTACAACTTGATTAGTAATACCTAATGTAGTATTGTAAGTGCTTAACAAATCAGCTAATGTAGTGTTTGCTCCAACTACTGGATCGCCATTAACGTCAGTTGCTGGCGCACTAAAAATTTGTGCAAATTGCTGTTGGTTAGCAACACGTTTTAATTTTATTCTGTAGATGTGTGGGAACCAAGTAACTGAAAAACCTTCTGAAGCACGACCAACGTCTGTTACTTGATAATATCTCGGTAATCCTACGTTTAAATCATTAATAGCAAAATCATCTCGTAAGTGGGGTAACTCTATTACATCTCCTGTAACTGGTTTACGTCCTAATGTTTTAATGATATCATTAATATGCACACTCATATACAGCGTGTCATTGTCAATAAAAAGACCAAATTGACTTAGGTTAAAATCAATATTTTGAACGTTATAAATTCCACGTCCTCGATAAATCTCTGTATCATAGGTGCGATCGCGGTTTTCTAAAAATAACAAATCTTGTATATTTGTTAGTTTTGCACTTGGGTAATTAGGTTGGTCCGCAGTGGCATTTTCAGCACTAGTATTAGCACCTAAATATTTGTGCCAATAGACGTCTGTACCGCCTACTGTGAACATTTCGCTAGCTTGGCGGTCAATGAACTTATAGTCATTGCCTTTTTCCGGTTTATATAGACTTAATCTTGGCATAGTAACATATTTATCGATAGCTAAATATACTTAGGAGAGTAAAAAATGGCCGATTCCTTACCATCAAGCACACAAAGTACTTCTGTAGTAGAGCGAAATAAAGTATTTGACTACTGTAGAAAAATGCTGGGTGACGGCATGGTTGATGTTGAACTAGATGATGCACATTACGAAATGGGCTTAGATCGTGCTCTTAGCAGATACCGTCAGCGCAGTTCAAATGCTGTAGAAGAAAGCTATATGTTTTTAGAGCTTATACAGGATCAAAATGAATACAGATTACCTGATGAAGTTATTACAGTACGTCAAGTATTTCGCCGCGCTATTGGTAGCCGTACCGGTATTGGTGCTGGTGGTACTTTGTTTGAACCCTTTAACTTGGCATATACCAATACATATATGATGTCAGGTAGCATGATGGGCGGACTAGCAACTTATGATGCTTTTGCTGGCTATCAAAAACTAGTTGGACGTATGTTTGGTAGTTATATTGAATTCCTTTGGAAGCCAACTACTCATATTTTAAATATCCTCCAACGTCCTTTTGCACAAGGTGAACAGATACTTGTACAATGCTATAACTATCGTCCAGACTGGGTATTACTACAAGACTATCAAGCTCGTCACTGGCTAGAAACTTACACACTAGCATTATGTAAACAAATGTTAGGACAAGCTCGTAGCAAGTTTGCATCAGTTGCAGGACCAGGCAGTCCGATTACACTTAACGGTACAGCTATGCTGTCTGAAGCCAAAGAAGAATTGGAAAAATTAGATAAAGAATTGGAAACATTAGTAGCCGGTGGTACTGGTTATTACTTCATAACTGGCTAATAAAAATTTGACCCCTGTAATAAAAGTGTTATATACTAGCACTACTTACAGGGGATTCTTATGATTATTGGCGTATGCGGTTTTATTGGTTCTGGCAAAGATACTATTGCTGATTACTTGACAAACTTCCACGGATTTCGACGAGAATCGTTTGCAAATTCACTCAAAGATGCAGTAGCACAAGTGTTTGGATGGGACCGCACTATGCTAGAAGGACGCACAAAACAAGCCCGTGAGTGGCGCGAACAAGTAGATCCTTGGTGGGCAGAACGCTTAAACATGCCTAATTTAACACCGCGTTGGGTATTACAATACTGGGGTACTGAAGTTTGTCGCAAGGCTTTTCATGACGATATTTGGATTGCCGCATTAGAGAATAAACTACGCAACTCGAAAGATGACATAGTTATTAGTGACTGCCGTTTTCCTAATGAAATTAAATCAATTAAAGCCGCTGGCGGTATTGTAGTACGTGTTGTTCGTGGTCCAGAACCCGACTGGTATGATGCCGCAGTAAGTGCCAATAGAGGCCCAGACGGGAATATAACTTGGGCAACTAGCAAACGTATATTAGAAAATGTAGGAATTCATGCTAGCGAAACAGCATGGGTTGGTACTAAGTTTGATTATACTTTAGATAATAACGAAACTATTGACGACTTATATACTCAAATTAAGAGTGTTATAAATCAGGCACTAGGTCGCCCTGCCTCCAGCGAACTCCCTCTTTATGAAGGACTCGTTGACAATTTGCACACACAGTCTTAAGATTAGAGTGACGGCAATTATTTAGATCTCCGTCAACATGGAATACAGCAAATACTTCTTTGTAGGGTGATTTAAATCCGCATTTATCACAAGCGTTTTTAATACGGTATCCTGCCTGATACCATCGTGCAACTCCCCTACCACCGAGACACCCTTCACATTTACGTCTATAGTAAATGCGTCCTTGCTTACGATAGTTAATAGCCGAGGGTCTAGTACCGCACATGTTGCATAAAGGTCTCATGTGTATATTTAAAAAATCGCACCTTTTTTACCCCTTTTTCTGGCGCTATAACTCGTACAAAAAGTCCAAAAGCCATAAATACATTAACAGTATGTCATCATGGAGATAACACAATGGCTCAATTAAGTTCACCAGGCGTAAGCGTAACCGTTGTAGACGAATCGTTCTACACACCAGCCGCACCCGGTACCGTACCTTTAATCGTAGTCGCTACGCAAGCGAACAAAATGAATTCAGCTGGAACAGGAACTGCTCCAGGAACACTTACAGCAAATGCTGGCGCAGTATATCTATTAACAAGTCAAGCAGACTTAGGCGCTACATTTGGTGTACCTTACTTCCAAACTGATGCAGAAGACAATCCAGTTAATGCTGGTGAAGTTAATGAATATGGTCTACAAGCTGCCTACAGTTTCTTAGGTGTAAGCAATCAAGCATACGTAGTACGTGCTAACGTTGACTTAGCTCAATTAGAAGGTTCAGCTTCAATCCCAACAGGTAGTCCAACAGCTGGACAATACTGGTGGAATACTACAGCTACAAACTACGGTGTATTCCAGTGGAACGCAAGTGCCGCAACTGTAACTAACGGACAAACATTCCAAGAACAACAATCTATTAACAACTTGTCAGTTATTACTAGCACACAATATTTGAGCTCAGCGACTGGTAATGATGGATTAGATGTTTATGATGCTCCTTTAGCCAGTTACGGTAGTCCAGGCGACTACGCAGTTGTAGCATGTTCAGCCGCTACAAACACAAACATCCTATGGTTTAAGACATACAACACAGCCAATGATGGTACAGG